ATATTGACCTGGCTCAACAGTAAGTTCTTTGACTTTTACCTCATTGCCATTCTCGTGAATAACTCTGTAATATCCCCACTTTCTTTCAGTCTTAGGGGCCTTCCATTCATCAAGAATCCAACTAGAACTATTGACCTTATCATTGCCACCGATACCAAACATGAAAGTCAAGTTTGGATCGTCCATGTCCATTTCTGGAATGTTTTGTTCTGTTCTATCTCCGCCATTAGCAAAGATGATTTCATGCTCTGGATATATTCTTCGTGCCCATGCGATTGCATCTTTGGCACTTCCGTCTCTATCATCAAACGGAATAGCATAGTCTGCATACTGCAAACTATCAATGATTGCGACTCGGTCTTCAAAAGGCATGAATGACCGGCCCTTTTTACGGACCAGCCATTCATCACTGTTGACACCTATTACGAGGATATTACCTAGCTTCTTAGCAGCCTTGATATACTCAATATGACCGCGGTGAAGTGGATCAAATCCTCCAGTTATGACAACTACTTTAGACACGAACCTTAGTAGCTTCCTGTTCCTTGAACTTGACTAAATCAAGTTCCCACTGGTTCTTCACTGGCTTGCCAGCAACGAACTTCTGAAACTGACGGAAGATATAGTTCTTCGTATTGTAGAGGTCAGCTTCATTGAACCTATAGCCGTGATCACGGCAGAAGTTGCGATAGTTATCCAGATCGTCAAAAATCTGCTTGACCTGAGCCGAAGTATTCTTAGTGGTATTCTTTGCCATTTATAACTCCTTAGATGGCGAGTGATTGAAGGGGTTTAGTTGTGTTGTAATAAATTGTGGCACCGTTCTCACCGTCTTCTGATACAGTGATTTCAATGTCACGGTCGGGGTAGCGACAAGCAATATAATGATAAAGCTCGTCACTGATCATTTCACATGACTTATGATCCAGTTGCATCACTTCGTCACGAAAGCTATTCATTAGCCAACGCTTGAACTGAATAAACTCAATATCTCTGTCATTGTGAAATACCTGAATCGCCACCTTAAAATGAAAGATGTGACGATGTGGGTAGCCTAGGAAACTAACGTCATATTCGTCGCCAGTTGCCAATTTCTTGTCAGTATCCGCTCCGGGATACTTATGAATTCCTTCTTGCTGAAAAGTAACCCATATCATGCGCTTGGCATTTTCTCTGATACGAATCTGCTTTTCAGCTAGTGCTTGAACTACATTATCCATAGTCTTGTTATATCACCTGTGTTAATTTAATCAACTGTTTTGGTTAAGAACTTCTGCGATTGCATCATCACTATCTTCAATGATTTCATCAATTTCAGGATCGTTATCCGGTTCATCAAATGAGAATAGTTCATCAAACTTAGAATGTGCGTTGACAGTCTTTTTGCCGCTGAATCCTTGACCAGCCTTGAACTGTTGCCAGAACTTATCGTATTTGTCAACTAAAGCCATGCTCTTTTCACGATCCTTGAGAGAGAAAATCTCGTCAACGATATCACTGAAATTAAGATGGCCATGAGGATCCATCGTCATCTTAGGCTTGATTCCCTGATCATAACGACGATTGGCTTCCTGCACTGCAATCATGTGCTGATAGACATTGTGCGCTTGAATCAATGTATAGCTAAGGGTGTCCCAGCTAGTCTTAGTTTCTTTGCCATGCTGACCCAAGAAACCCTTACCACGATAGCAAATGTCTTTCATCAACAACTTGTCAGTTACAGGACTATCTGTAAAGACCTTATGAATGCCGTCGGTTAGTACTCCATCACTAAACTTGCGAGTGTCGGTTGCATACTTCTTAGCTTCCGCAGTCTTTTCCATTGCATAAGTCCACTTAGTGTCATGCTCAAATGTGTTATTATTATAAGCAAGACCCTTAGCAGCCGCAAAGAATGGGCTAGCACAGTCAAATGTTATCTGAAACTTGGGATTGTGATGCTTGCGGATTGCACGTTGAATATCACTAAACAACACTGCATATTCCATAATGCTGGTACCAAGACAGTGAATAAGATCGTGCTTGCCTTCTTCTAAGAAACCATCATGAATGATATGAACAAGACGTTTGAGCATCAAGTGAATGTCAATCTTGTTTTGACCACCGAATGCCCAGCCGTTGAATGCACGATCACCGTAGATATTAGTATCACAGTACTTCTTCATTTCTGCATACCAATCATCACTCTGACCATGATTACGACCCTGCAACACGTTCAAGAACTTACAACGACCATCGCGGTTATTAATAAAGTATTCATTGTTGATATGGGTAGCAGTAATTGCTTCTTGGATCGTGCTAATACCATGTGCTGATTTACCAGTCTTCTTATCTTTGATATGATAAGTTGTAAGACTTTGTGATGGAATATCAAGACACATGCCATAGTCCATGTATTCGTCCATCCAAGTAAGAACTTGTTGGCGCTTTTTCATTGCACGAGGGCAATTAGGATCCTTCCAATCTGCTGGCCACTGACACTTAAGAATCTGGAATCCACCCGAGTCTCCTAGAAGGAAAGTGCCTTCTTCTCTCTTGCGGATGATAGATTCATTATGATCATCCTTAGCAATATCTAGATTCGCGTGACCAGCAGAGTATAACCCCCACTTGTAAGTAAATAGGCCTTGCTTACTGTTAAAGAAATTTAGACATTCAACGTCACCGTTGAATGCTGCTGGAATTCTCGCCGGGTCAAAATAATTTTCACCTTCACGCTGCTTACCTAAGCCGCTAATGAAGAAAGACGAGATTGCAGGCAGAAACAAAGCCCAGTCGGGGTTATGACTATTTGAAAGATTAATTTGTTCCAACTTTTACTTCTTCTTTGATTAATGTCTGAACCATTTTGATCTTATCATCAATTTCTTTTTTCTGAGTGATAAGATCGGCAATGGTTGGATTAGATTTAGCTAGAATTTCAAGCTCCATGTCTTCACGCATTCTCTTTATAGCCCAATCAAGTGCAGACTCAGCATCGGGAGTTAGACCTACACTAGCATGGCTTGTACTAAGTTCAAGCCACATTTGGCCATCGTATACTTCAAACCGTTGCAGTTGAGTGTTGTATCTAACATCTCCTACATTCATGAATCCTGAACTAGTGTTTATATATGTGGTCGCCGGGTAACCCCCATTGACCATCACATATCTACCAGAACCATTGATAGTTTTGATCATTACTTAGCCTGCGCGGGAAGCAAATACTGCCAAGTGGCAAGACCCGAATCTACTGTGATTTCACATGCACCCTGATCACTGATACGAACAGTCTTGTCACCCGGAAGATCCATGATAGCAAGAAATACCTTTACAGGCCACTGCCACGGGCGAGTAAGATTACCACTTACACCGGGTTGAAACACAAAGTTACCACTGTGAGTTGAAGGATCACCGAAGTAAATCTTCAAGTCGCCGTTTTCGGTCTTAGTCTTGAAGTTGATTTCTTCGCTGTTAGCACTTGCCTGCTTCTTAAGACGCATGATGCCTGCAACAGTAGGCTCAAAAGTAACGTCCCAAGTTGCACCCTTGAACGTAACAGCCTTAACCTTGTCTTCAACAACATTCTTGGACATTAAGCGATAGTCATTGACGAAGTCCTTAGCGGCAGTTTCAAAGTGAATTGCAGCAGGAACATCTTCGTTGTCCTTAGTTTCACGAGTGACGTTGATAGTAGCATCTTCACCATAGTCATCAAAGCCAAGAATAGTCTTAAGCTTGCTCAAGTTAGGCATACCAAACGTGCCTTCAAATTCAGTGATAGTGTTCTTGAACGTACCGAATACGATTACTGACTTGTCTTCTGCAAGTGCTGAAATCTTAGTTTCATTCTGAGTCCCATTGACCTTAACCAATTCAACGACACCGAGACCGTTAGTGTGCTGAATCAAATCTAACAAATAATCCTTCATTGTGATTCCTTTTCTATGAGTATATTTAGGATGTTATAGTGTGTATAATAGTGGAATTCTTTGCAAAAAGCAATGATGTTGTTAACCGAAACTAAACATTGAATCAAATGTGCTATTGACATTGGTGTTAGAACGAATGTCCCAATTGAGAACACCTAATAGATTGTCAATCTTTTCGTCAACGAGTTTACGTTCCATATCAAGATCGTCAAACGGCAGATCCAAGAACCACTGAGGAAGTCTAAGTTCGTCAGTAGGATATGCTACGTTAGTGAACCCTAATGGATTGTCCTTCAATGAACAAACGATTACCTTCATACCATCAACGATACGCTGACTATAGTTGTCACCGTTCATCTTACGTAAATAGTTGTAGTTAATTGCTGCTCTTGCGTGACCAACACTACACTTACCAGTCTTTTCAAACTTGATAGTGTGGTTAGTGAGATTGTTCACACTTTTTGGAGAACCTTTAGTCCATGGGTCTTGTTCACCTAGCCAAGTCTTAAACTCTTTGATCTTGGTTATCACGTCCTCACGAGGCGCACCACCTAGTACCATCATAAGAACTTCCATCAAGAATTCTTGAACGTACTTGGGAGTATCTGCTCTCTTAAGATCAAGGCCCATAGCCTTGATCTTGCCCATCTTACCATCCATGTCTTGACGCTTACCTTCTAAGTCAAAGATATTGATAGCATAACGCTTCTTAGTGATGAACAATGTACGATCACCGATAAGTTCACGACCTGCTTTAATCACTTCACCGTTCTTGCGTGGACAGTGGAATGCTTTCTCCATGAATGCAGGGAAGCTTTCGTTTGTAATCTCTGCGATTTGATCATACAATGCGATGCAGCTATCCTTGTTCCATTCAAGTTCACCCTTATCAATCTGTTCTTTCAAGATAGGATAAGCACTAAAATAACAGGAGTCAGTATCACCATACACGATAGCGTCGCCGTCATGTTCATATTTTTCCGTGATGATTTCGTTTATCTGGCTCATCATATGCTTGGTGATTTGACGACCAGACAACGTAACTGACTGCCCGATTCTTTTATCGTAGAAACGACAATGCTCATTAAGAAGTGCGCCGTATGCACTGTTTAGAAGAATCTTACGAACTAGCTGACGCTTATCGTAATACTCAAACATATCTGTGCCATACGCAGCCTTTGCTTCCTTCTGAATGCTCTTACGTTCTGAATACCAACGTGAAAGCAAGCCAGGAATGATTCCTTCTTTCTCGTATGTAAAGATGGTGCCATTAGCACTTAAGATATAAGGCTTATGACTATCAAAGATCATTTTCCAAATCTCTGCGGCACTCATTTCTACACTACGACCATCTTCATAGTCAATAGTGAGCATTGTGCCACGCTCTTGGTTCATAATCGCAGTATATTCTAGAGAACCAAAGAGATTTTCCCAAAGAATAGCACCAGTAACCGCATCAGCATCGTCTCCATTCTTTTTCTTACGCTTTTCTTTTGCGAGTTTGAGTGACTTTTCTCGCATGTAATGGTCTGTGAGGGACTGTCTGACTTGTCCAACGATTGTTTCTGGGGCCATGTTGAGGGCTCTAATGGCTGAGGGGTAGAGTGAGTTGATATCAACTGCCCCGACCCATTCGTGAATCCCCTTCTTCGGGACAGCAACATAAGCTCCGGCAGCTTGTTGTTCGTCACCGTAGTGATCTTTACGCTTTTTGTCAGGGACGATAAATCCACGTGCATGTGCTTCATTGTAAATTGCCATTTCAATCATTGCCACCGATCCCATAACCGTTGGTAGCAGTACGGTGTTTTCGTGAGCTAGCGCATTTGCTAGATCAAGAAACTTAAGCTTATTGTGAATCTTAACCATCAGCATAGTATCCTGACGGTTATACTCTACGAACTTCTTGAAGTCTTTGTTGTAAAGCTGATCAAGACTACCTTCATATGGAGTCTTGCGCTCACCAACTTCCATTTCACCGATAGCATCTAAACTATAGCTATGGCGACTTTCATAGTTGTACTTCTTATAAAGCTGTAGATAGTCCATATGAATACGACCAACAAGATCGTATGTCTGTTCTTCCTTACCAAAGCGTTCATAAGTACGAACTTTGGGAAGCTGACCAAGCAAACAGAACTTACGAGTATCGTCCTTACTCATAATGCGACTAACACGATTCACGCGATAGGGAATATCGTAACCTTCACTGTTCCAGCCTGTCATAACGTCTGCATCTTCAATCAATGCAAAAAACGTTTCAAACATTTCTATTTCGCTGCGGAACAACAAGCAGTTTTCAAACTCCTGTGTTAGTTCCTGTGCAGTCTCGTCGCTCATATGCTTTGGGGGCATAACGAGCGTAACTAATTGATCAAGCCATTCTAGATAGGCTGAAATTGCTGTTACTGCATTGAATGGATCATCGGTTGGACTATAACCTCTTTCGGGGTCAAAGTCCACCTCAATATCAAAAAATGCTGTGTGAAGCTTGGGAGGTTCTTGACCAAGATAGTTATCACTCAAACAGCGGAATACTACGGGAACATCGCTTTCAAAAAGCCTCTTGTTCCTATGAATTCTTTTCTCTTTCTCAAACTCTTGCTTCTTACGAGTAGAGAAACGAGACACAGGATCTCCGTAGATAGAGCGATGCTTTCCCTTAGGGTCCTCGTAATAAAGAACATAGTTTGTGCTATATTCTTTATATTCGCGCTTGCCTTCTGGGGTACGCTCTACTACGTAGATTTTATCTGATTTGGCATCAACGTATGACATTAGTTAGTTTTACCAACAGTCTCCAAGATGGTGTTAAGTTCTTCGTTTTCTTCATTCGTCTGTGCAAGACGAGACTTATGGGCTACCTTGATAGCCTTCTTTAGAACACTTGCCTTCACTTCAAGTTCTTCGGCAATTGCCTTAATCGTGTCATTAAGACCTTCATTAAGAGTATCAACTTCCTGTAGTACGCTGATACCTTCGTTAACAAGCTGCTTAAGCTTTACTGTAGCTTCGGCATTAAAAGTACGTGACATAATTTCTCCTTCAGTCTAGTTATTATAACAGACTACGTGAAGAATTCAACTATATTGGTAACCGTTATTGACAGATGTGATGATTCTTTTCGCCGTAAATCTTGATGTACTTACCGGCTAGCATGTCAGCCATAGCTTCAATAGGACTTCCGGGATAACTGTCGCCGGGCTTGACCATGCCAATTTCTTCTTGACGAACGTGTACGAGTTCATGGAACACTGTTCTGAGAATGTCAACTAGATTGCGATTCTTTGCATAGACCCAAACTGTATCTCCGCCCATAACATGACGACCAGTGTGGTGATTAGTCTGTGCTTCTTCGGTATCCATACTTAGTTCAACTTTAGGAACCTTTTTAAGATGGAGTTTTTTAGCAGTCCATTGAACGAACTTTTCTACTTCATCAGCTAGATCACACTCAACACCGTCTGTTTCGTCAAGCTTACCCTTAATCCAATTATCCGGAGTCTTGTGATACTTGTCAACGAACAGTTTGTGCAATGCCTTGCCAGTAATCTTATGCTTTTGTGCAATCTTGCGCATAAGCTTATCAATCGCATCATAGTCATGCTTAGCTAAAGAAGGCAATTCTTTAACTAATTCAGACACGGCGGATTCGGTGATGAATTCTGTTGCTCTCATTAATGTATTTATCTTTTGGATATGGTAATGGCGACGAATTGCTTCGCCGCCATTAACTTTTGCGTCTAACTAATAATTAGAAGCGGATGCCGACGCCGACAAGACCGCCATGACGACCGAGACGACTGTTGCTAAAGTCAGTGTAACGATACTCAGCCTTAGCATAGACTGGGCCAGTCACATTAACTTCAAGACCACCACCGACAGTAACACCGTCAACAGAACGGGCACCGAGGTCAAGATTGCTGTAACCAACGCGACCATATGCAAGAACGTTTTCGTTCAAGACATAGCCGAGACGGGCAGCAGCACCGAGGTCGGCGCGATCAAAGACGTTAGCAGCAGTAGCTTCTACACCAACCACTACCTTGCCGAACTGACGGTCATAACCAAGGGCAGCGCCATAGGTAACGTCAGTGGGGTCAACGCCATTGGTCACATCGTCAGCACCTGCGGTGATTTCAAAACGCGGACCTGAAAAGTCACGAGCCATTGCAGGAGCAGCCGAAAGGCCGAGGGCAACAGCGGCAGCGAGAATTAACTTCTTCATATATTATAATCCTTTATTCAAATGCTGATTATTGTTAATCAGTCATTACTATATAGCATGGATTATAACGATATGCAAATTTTTTGGATAACTTAGTAGATGCTCTTTTCAGGGCGATCACCCTTGAAGCTAGCAAGAACTTCCTTGAACTTGTCAGGGCTCATAACAGCAAGCTTCTGCATTTCGTTGCGCTGCATGGGCTTAAGCTGATCATACTTGTTGAGGAAATCAATGATCATGTTCACAGGAATCTTAACCTTAGAACCATCCTTGAAGAGGATAGGATAGTTACCACCAACGTCCATAGCCTTCTTGAACTGCACAGTGATGTTCGGGGTTTCGTCAGCGAACGATTCATTAAGAACTTCATTAATCTTCATTGTTGTTTCCTTTTGTGTATTTATCGTTGCTGTCTAAATTCACACTAGCGCAACTCTTACCCAATGTCAACCGTTATTTTCACATTGGCTCAAATAAATCTCCGCCAGCAGGTGCAAATGTTAGTTTCCCATCTTGGCTTCGCATTGCAAGCTGTAGTTGCTCTATGATTTCTGGAGTAAAGTGTCTGGCTCGGATTTCACCGTACCCAAATAAATGTACTTCAACAGGATCATCACCTTCTAATTTTTGTATGGCTAGCATACGATTGCGACCTTCGTGTCCTACTACTCTTGCGTAGTTCAAACCAGTGAAGTCACCGTCAAAGTATTTTTCGGGTATGTCAATGATCAAGAAGGGTGAACCTAATGCCCCGCCGTTCTTCATGTGCTGTACGATATAGTCAACACTTGTGGGACTTGGAAGATGTGCAGCGAGACTTAAGAAAGTGCTTGGCTTCATCAATACTCTAAGGCCGCGATAGTTTACGTTAGCATTATATCCTGTTGTACCTAGGCCCTTGCCATTCATACTGTTGTCGGCTTTGTATTCAGAGATTTTTTCAGGCAATGTATAGAAGATATGATTGCCATACGTAGCAACTTGATCTAACTTATGTCTCCATACTGGCTTAACATCAAGTGTGTGATAGTAAACAGCACCCTTAGTTGGATCCGGTGCAGTGCCATCTAGTATTTGTTTAGCAATTTCTTTAGCTTTTTGATATGATTTATATTCTAGATACTCGCCAGTATTCTTGAATTTCTTAAACCAAACTTCAAATGGTTCATCTGTTGGACTCTTGCGCAATGATATTAATTTATCATACTGCAATACGTCTTTTAGTTTCTCTCTGTTAGGATCGCCGGCATTCCAGCAACTGAATTGCTTTGGCTTTAGTGCAACACCTTTGATACCTTGACCAAACATTTTCTTGTTTGCTTCGGCACGATTCTTGATGACGTTGCCAACAGCAAGCATACCCTTAGTGCCTTCTTGTCTAGCTTCACCCCAAATAGTTTGAGCTAATACGTTCAAGTCAGGATTCTGCAATTCAAATCTTGCAACTGGTTGTCCAGCTTGTGGTTGGTGAGTCATATTGTAACCAGCAACACCAGCGCCTGCAAGTGCGGCTGCACCTAAAGCACCTTTGGCCCACTTAGGCATTGCCTCATCTAAGTTGTCTTCTGTGATAAACTCTATGGCTCTCATCTTTGTCCTGGCTCATGTGGTCTAGCATATATGCCTGCACCTTGCGGGAACATTGCTGGATATTGTTCTCTAGCTCTGTTAATAGCATCCTGCAAGTCAGTAGCAGCAAAATAGCGACTCTCGCCGGTATCAACGTTCTCTACTCTATATGATTGCATATCACCAATACGAGTTGATCTTGGTTCAGTGAATGCTGGCTGAGCATTACCTAAATGTGCGCGTAATTCGCCGCGCCAATCTCCAGGAGGAGCCTGCCTTCTTCTAGTAGCAACCACATATCTGTCTGCCCATTGAGGACGCTGTTCTATTGCTCTCTGTACTGCTTCTTGTTCTGAGTTAGCACGAATGATTATGGTCTCGCCAGTACCATCATCTGACACATTCCATTCAGGCAATGACTGATTTAGTTCTTGCTCTCTAGCTGCCTGCTGACGCAACAATCTAGCAGCATCCATTTGTGTAGCATCGCCATAACGTTCTGTTCTAATTTCGTCTGTGAAGACCTCAGGATATAGTCTAGCAGCAAGTGTATGTGCTTCAACGGGTGTTCTTGCAGCAATAAACATTCTACCACCTTGTCCGTTGCTTGCTTCATAAACGCTATATTGATCAACTTGTCCACGTGATGTGTCACGGTTGCTATTCAGTGTTTGTTGCTGGCTTACATACATGCTACGAATAATTGTTGGGTTACTAGTAGATGCCAAATGACTTTGATCCTGTACAGTAAGACTTTGTACATCAGGGAACTTATCTGGGTCTAACTGAGTAGCTAATTCAGCAGCCTCAGCACCATTTTCAGCAACAACATAACGATAGCCATTCATATTGCTTACACGATATGTCTTTAGTTTACTAACATCAATTGTTTCGTCTTGGCTCTGTTGTGCTAATTCTCTTTCACGCTGACGGGCTTGAATCAAATCATTCTGTGCAGTCTGGTATGCTTGATATGTATCAGCGTCAGGATATTGATCACTTACGTAGATTTCAAATCTAAAATCACTGTGGGTGATTTGTGGATCTAACTGCTGAGCAATATCAATTGCTTCGTCACGACTAATAGCAGCAATATAGAAACGGCTACTGCCACCAACAGCACGCCAAATCTTTGGACGAGCTAACCACGCTTCACCAATCTTTATCTTACCCTTTTGCCATTCTAGCATAGCATATAGTTTTCTTCTGCTAGTCTCATTCTGATCGGTAAGAGTAATTTCAGTGTCAGGATATGCAGTAAAGAAATCAGGATCCATTAAATGTAGGTTTTCTTTAGCTTCTTCTTCGTTTTTAGCAACAACACTAGTATATTTGTGTCTATACTCAGCACTGTACAATTTCAAATCATCTAATTCTTCACCATATGTGAATGGTTTTATAGTAATATTTTCAATTGTACTTGGCTTAAACCAATTTGGCTTATACTTTCTTGCTACATTAAATGCAGCCTCGTCTGTGGGAACTTTATCTGTGTTAGCAATATAAATTGACTCACTGGTGGTGCCATTATCGTATGTAACTTCCCAATCGCCTTCTTCAACTTCGTCTTTCTGAAGGATTCTAATGCCCTGTCCTCTGAAACGCTCTTTACGAGTAGTTTCAAGTTCTTTAATTAATTCACTACGAGTAATTTGTCCAGCCATATACTTGGCAAACAAGCTCATATCACTGTTTGGATCTTTAGGCTTTAGTACTTTATACAAGCCTTTATAGTATTCTTTCTTATATTTGTTTGGATCACATGCTGCATCCAATGCAACTA